ATGGTCAAGATCAGCAAGCGAACGGTCGACATCTCGGTAGCTCGCGAAAAGCCCCACTTTGTATGGGATGAAGATCTCAAGGGGTTCGGGCTGTTGGTGCTGCCCAGCGGCGTGAAAAGCTACGTGTACCAATACCGAACGGCGTCCGGCGCCTCTCGCCGCCTTACCATCGGCAAGCATGGCAAGGTGACCGCCGAGCAGGCGAGGGCCATGGCAGAGAGTCATTCCAACGCCGTTTTCAACGGACGCGATCCGGCCGGCGAGAAGAAGGAGAAACGCCATGCCGCCAAGATGAGCGACCTGCTCGACGCCTATATCGATTCCGAGACGTTCAAGAGCAAGGGCGAGAAGACTCGACAAACCGACCGCAGCAGGATCGACCGGCATTTGCGGCCACTGCTCGGTCACATGGCAGTGGCAGCAGTCCGCCCAGAGGATTGCAGCAAAGCCTTTGCATCGATCCGCGACGGCAAGACCGCGAAGCGGGAAAAGATCGGCTTCAGGAAGCTCTCTCGGGTTACAGGAGGCGAGGGCGCCGCGCGCAAGTCGATCCGCCTGCTGCGGTCGATCTTTGAGTGGGCCATTCCTGAAAAACTTGCCACCGAAAACCCTGCTTCGCTTGTGAAGGTCGGAGGGGACGGGCAGCGCAGCACCATTCTCGATGATGCCGAGGCCTATGGGCGTCTTTTCAAAACCCTCGACGCAATGGAGGTCGAAAAGCGCCTCCGACGACAAGTCGCCGACGCCGTTCGGACGCTGGCTTTGACCGGCGCACGCCGCGGCGAGGTTACCGGCATGAGGTGGAAGCATGTTGATCTGCAGCGCGGGCTTGTGACGCTCCCACCGGCATCCCACAAGACTGGCCGCAAGACCGGCCAGGATCGCATAATAGGCCTCCCTGCGGTCGCACAGGCGATCGTGGCGCGACAGGAACCAGGCGAGCCCGAAGACTTTGTTTTCAAGCCAGCGAAGGGCAAGGGACCGCTCGAGCTCAACAAGCCGTGGCATACGATCCGTGCCGCCGCCAAGTTGCCGGCCGGAATCGGCCTGCATGGATTGCGACACAGCCTAGCAAGTCACATGGCCATGCAGGGCGCGCAGGCCTCTGCGATCATGACCGCACTCGGTCATAGGAATCTCGCGACCTCCCAAAAATACGTCCATTGGGCCCAGGAGGCGCGTCAGGCAATTGCTGAAACGGCGGCATCGGTGGTGCTCGCCGGCATGGCTGCATCCGTGGGCAAGCCCGAGGCCGAAGTGGTGCCGTTGACGGTTGTCGGTCAAGGAAAAGCGCCATGAACATTCAAGGTTCTCTACAACCTCGACGCGGTGCTGCATCCGATAGCGTGGTGAAGTCGTTCCAATACGACGAGGGAACGCGGCAAGAGATCGCCTGCCTGCTCCAACCACTATTGGCGTCGACCGTCGAAGCCGAACGGTCAGGTAGAACGGCCGTTGAGGTCGTGGTTGGCCAGGTCGAAGCCGCGGCCAGGTCCATGCTTCGCGGCTACTTTGATGACGTCTCGCTAGACAGCCGCCGCAATCATTACCGAAAAGTTTCCAGCGCGGCATCGAAGCTCTTAAAATTGATTAACGGCGACGAACTCGGAGGGGGAAGCGCAGCCTACCTCATACGTGCCTTCGGGCGGACGGACCAATCCCAGGATAGCTACAGTTTCGTGCCCATTTTCAAAGCAGCGCTGGCCGAACTCGCATCCGAAACAGCTCGGGCGAGCAAAGCCAAAAGACCACCATTGCCCGGTTATAAAGAGCCGTTTGCTGGTAAGCGCGACGTCGAAAAAACCTTGTTTGCTCAATGGCTTCTCTTCCACTACGTAATCGAATCCAACCGGCGGCCGGGCAAATCTTCAACTGGACCGGCGGCGAGGCTTCTCATTGCGGCCGTGGATCCTGTCATCAGATTTGTACGCGCACATGGCGTCGAATACGCAAGCCCGATTGGCACGGGCGATAACGCGAGAACGCTCATCGGAGATATTCTTGAGGTCACGCCCATAGGGGAAAACCTGCCCGAAATTTGAGGCGATTTTCTTCCTACCAACAGGTCGTTGCCCTCGCCATTCTTACCTTCGCAAACCCAACCGATGGCAGCGAGGTAATTCGAATGAACACCCAAACTTATCATGACCGTCGCGAAGCGGCGCGTCTGCTGACCGCGCGCGGTCTCAAGACAAGCTGGACGACCTTGCAGAAGCTGGCGACCGTCGGCGGCGGTCCGGAATATCAGATATTCGGCAATCGCGCCGTCTACACCGAGGCTGCACTCGACGCCTATGTCGCGAGCAAGCTGTCCGCGCCTCGCCGCTCGACGTCGGAGGCCGCATGAGGTCGGCGCCAAAAGCGAGCTGCCGCCCCGGGGACGAACCTGGCGCCGCGCCGCGGGGCGGCGGCGGTCACGCGTATTCGAAGGTGCCGCCGGGCGAGGCCAGCCCGAGCAAGTGGCCTGAGAACGTTCAACGCCGGGCGATCGATCCTATTGGGCATCGTGAAATCGACTGGCCCAACGATGTCGCCGCCCGTCACCAGGTGCTTCGCGATTGGCATGCGGTGGCAGTGCGGCGGACGCAGCCCTACAAGAATCTCGACCGGCTGCTTGGCTCCTTCTGGCGCTTTTGGAATCTCACTGACTACGTCGGGCAGCTTTGGCCCTCGGCGAAATTGCTGGCAGCGTGCGCAGGAGTTGAGGCGAAGACGGTTTACCGTCACATTGAGGATTTGGAGAGCTTAGGTGTCATCAGGACCGCCTCAACATGGCGCGACGGACATAAGGTCAAGGTGATCTACCTCACCTGGCCAGCCGATGTTGCAGAGGCGGATTTCGAGGGGCCGCTGTTCCAAACCGGTTCGTGGCGGCGTTACAAGCCCGCCGACAATGTGGACACCGGGTGTCCAAATGGTAGCGAAGCGGAAAAGCAGGACAATGTGGACACCGGGTGTCCCGACAATGTGGACACCGGGTGTCCAAATGGTAGCGAAGCGGAAAAGCAGGACAATGTGGACACCGGGTGTCCCGACAATGTGGACACCGGGTGTCCAAATGGTAGCGAAGCGGAAAAGCAGGACAATGTGGACACCGGGTGTCCCGACAATGTGGACACCGGGTGTCCAAATGGTAGCGAAGCGGAAAAGCAGGACAATGTGGACACCGGGTGTCCCGACAATGTGGACACCGGTGGTCCGCCTAATGTTGAAGGGAACGTTGAAGGCGGGGCCTCCGGCCCCGTAGCCTCGTGCGCTTCCTCTAACGCTGTAGATAATCTCTCAGGCAGCGGGACGCTTGGCGCGTCCGCTGCCGCAGAGAGTGAATCCCTCTACAACCCGGACTATGCCGTCCTTTATGGATTTGCGTCTGAGCAAGAAGAGATATCTGCACTGGACGCGGAGTTCCGTCGGCAGAAGATCCGAGTTCGCACGGAAGGAGACTACCAGGCCCTCGATGCTTGGTACCGAGAGCATGTCGAGATGATTCAGGAATTCTGGCTGGCGATGGAGGAGGATGATCATGACGACGCAGCTTGATCTCTTCCGCCGACCGCCCGCCACGCTCTTGCTGTTTCCCCTGCATCGTCGGATGAAATTCGTTCGCGCCGTTGCTGCGAGGATTTTGGAAATCCGCGCCCGGGCAAAAAAGCAAAAATACTGGGACGACTTGATCGCAAGCCTATCTCGGGAAATGCTCAAAGCAGGCTGCAGCAAGGCATCGATCGACGACGACCTGACCCGCTTTTGGGCAGCCGTGAACGGGGAACTATCGAAGCAGCGCATCCGACCGAAAACCCACGCGGACGGATCCGTATGAAACTTCCCGCCAACGTTCCCGAAAGAATCGAGCGCGCAGCCCGCTACGGCCGGGATCTCGCGCGCCTCAACGTGCCTTCAGTTTTGATGAAGGAGAATTTGCCTGAAGAGTTGGAAGACATGGTCGACCGTCACCTCATCGCCATTGTCGGGCAGATCCGCGAAAAGTCCGACATGTCGATCGACGGCATGGAGGACGCCATTCGCATCATCATCGAAACAACGCGGGAAGCGTTCGTCGACGAGGTGAAGGCCATGCTCCTGGCCCACACAGCCCAAGGCGGTCACGCATGACACGCGACCAGGAGCGGATCCTCGCCGAGCTTGCCGAGCGCATTGGAGACCTCGCCGGCGCCATCATGCGCGAGCGTCGGAAGGTCCAGATACACGAGCAATCCGGCGCGGACCACCGCCAGGCGGCGGCTCAATTCCGCCAACAGAACGACCCCGACGCGGAATTGCCGGCAGCGACGCGGTTCGCGCTCGACGCGGCCGAGCGCGGGGCCATCGCCGCACGTGCGGAATTGCATGCGCTCCAGAGGGCGCTCGCCGAGGCACGGGGCGAATACGTGCGAGGGCACCCGTCTCCGATCGCCGCCACCATGCTTCTTGACCGTGAAATCAGCTCTGCGCTTGGCCCCCTCGAGGGCCGTTGAGCCTGTGAATTGCGGGCAAGAGCGGTCGCGAGACGATGCATCGAAAGCATTCTCGTGCCATGGTAGGTCACCTCGAAAGGAGCTTCGCATCGGCGGCGGCCGGGCGCCGCTGGGATGATCCCCTGTGAGGAGGATATTCTTGCCAAGGCTGCTCACACCCAAGGAAGCTGCTGCCGAACTTGGAATTGGCGAGGACACGCTGCGCGCGTTGCGCAAGGCCGGAGAGATCGCCTACGTGAACATCGGGCAGGGGAGGAAGCGCGAAACCCCACGATATGAACTCGCCGATCTAGAGGCGTGGGTGAAGAACCGCAAGAAGACGGCAACTTTGAAATCGCCAGCTAGTGGGCGCCGAGTTGCCTTTACGTCTCGAAATGCGCAGTCGGACTACAACCGAATGTGTGTTGAGAGTTTTGAGCGCGCACAAGCTGAAAGAAGAGCCAGACAGGACGCCAAGGAAGCTAGGATCGCTGCAGCCGATGAGAGGCGCCGGCGCGATCGGGTCTGGAAAAAAACGCAACCAAAGTAGCCGCGTGCTCCGCATTCACCATCAATCCCAAGGGTTTTCTTCCCCCCGATGAGGTATCCGCCGAAAGGCTTCACCGATTTCCTCTACGTCCCAGATCAGCCGGCCCCGCAATTCACGAGGTTGCGGCAGCAGCCCGTCGGCGACGAGTTGGTCAAAGAGTGTCGCCCCGATGTCCAGCAGCGCAGCCGCCTTTACCCGGCCAACACCGATCGGCACGAGGCTCGGCGGCAATAGCTCTTGCATCTTGCTCATGCCTCGTGCGTGGCCTTTCGCAACCGCACTCCAGCCCCGTCACCGTTCGGTGCGATAAAGATCACACCAGCAGCCTCGAGGGCCGCGCGGAGCGCAGCCTTCGTTGTTTCACGAGGCTCGCGAGCGCCGCGCTCGAAGTCGACGATTGTTCGAAGCGCGACCCTCGAACCGTCGGCTAAATCGTCGCGCGACCAGTCGATGAGGGCTCGGGCGGCGCGGCACTGGGCGGCAGTGAGCATCATTCTCCCCCGTTGTTGCACTTTTTATGTTGACATGCGATGCGCCGTATTGCACTAAATATGTCTACTTACAGTTAATCATTTCGGAGAGCAAACCAATGCCAAGCGCTACCGCGCAGGCAGCCGCCGAAGGCTTGCCTACAGTCGCCGCCGAGAAGCCTCGGGCCGTTCTGATGACACTGGACATATTGCCGTCTTGGCGCGGGCCTGGCCTCTACGAAATTGCGTATGCCGACGGCCCGCGCATCGTCTTCCTCGAGCCTCTGCCTCTCCGACCCAAGCATCGCGACTATTGGTTCCGAGGGTCCGAAAGCCTCATCGATCGCGTGTTCGGAGGTTCATGGCGTCTGCCAGCCAAGTCGCTCGGCCTGATGAACATACGCAAGGTTGGAGAGATCGCAGTATAGCCACGCGTGCCGGCCCTCTTTGGGCCGCGTGCTCCCCGGCGCGAAGCTCAATTGTGAGTGGCGCCGGGGCCTTATTCCCGGACAAACACGGGACATTCTCGGGACAAACCTGGGACAAACGGCTTTAAGGGACAACCCCGAAATCGGTGTGCGCGCGGCGCACCTCTGCTTCCAGGTTGTGGCCCGAGCTGATCACCGCGCCGCCAATCGAAGCGATGCCGGTTAGGATTCCATCCACGAGAGCCTTCATCGCTCGAAGTCGGCTAAGGTCGACCTGTGGCGCAGCCGTCGTTGAGTTCAGCTTGTCCATGCCGTCCAGCATGTCCTTGATGACGCTGCTGCCTTGCCCACCGACTGCGCCTCCGGGGCGATCGGCCCCTCCGAAGTCAAAGCTGTTGCGCATGTGGTCGCCGAGGCTGAACCCGGGCTCGGCGGCATCGCCGAACAGGAACCGTTGCCAGCCGCGGCCGTCGCTGTTGCGCCGCTGATCCAGATAGCTCTTGACGCCGGCGGCATTCTTCGCGTTGCGCGCTCGCTCCCCTGCCGTCTGCAGCCAGCCGCTCTGCGCCAAGTTGAGCGACCCGGCGGCGAGCCCGCCCAAAGAGCCGAAACCCAGAAGGGAGAGCCAACTGCCGCTGCTCTTGGCAGCCGCGCCGGCGGCACCGCCAACGCCACCGCCCTGTGCGATCGCTGCCGCCTGCAACATGGTGGCTGCGGTCTGGAGCGAGGCGCCGGCGGTGATCAGCCCCCAGATGCCCGTAGCGACCTTCCAGCCTCCATAGGCGGCAATGCCGGCACCAAGAATGCCGGCACCACCAAGGACGCGCGGATCGCCTTCGCGAACCTTCTTGTTGAACGCATTGATCGTATCGGCGAAGCGGTTCAAACCGGCGCCAATCTGTTCCATCGGCATGATGCTTGCGCTGAGGTTCTCAAGCGCATCCTTGAAACCTCGCCAGGCAGCAAACGAATTGTCATTTTGGATGTCGTCGGCGGCTTTAAGGCCTGCTGCGTTCGGTACCCGCTTTTCCAAGTATCGGAAAACCTGCTCTTGATTCAGGATCGCTCCAATAAGCTGGTCAGACGCCAGGCGGTTGCTGGACAGCTCGCCGATGACACGTGCCAACTCGACCTTGTTGTCTTTGTTGAAACCCTGCTTGTTCAGGGCGGGCAGTAGCGTGTCATAGATCCACTTGATAGGATTCTCGCCAAAATCCTTCTCGTTGACCAAGATGTCGTTGTCGTCGCGCAGCCCATATCGGCGCTGCGCCGCAAGGGCCTTCTTGGAGGCCTTCCCGACGACGAACTGATCGAACCCGGCGCGGATGCTGTTGCCTGCGTTCGCGCCCCCAGTTTCGGCGATCAACATCGGCAGGTAGATCGACATAAAATCGTCCGAGCCAACCTTACCGCCGGCTCGGGAATACTTGACGGCTTGGAAATAGGCATCGGGATCGATGTCCCGGCCAAGGATCTGCTGCATCTTCAAGAAGCCGTCGAGCATCCTTGTGTATTGCGCGGGATCAAGTCGCTCGAGAAGGTCCATCGACTTGGCAAAATTCCTCACGCCGGCGACGCCCGCTCCCTCACCTAGGGAGTTGTTGAAAACCAGCATCGCCCGCGCGTTCGCATCGGATGCCTTCATTGCAGCGTCAAGCGAGGGCATCGAAAGGACGGTCTCTTTCAGCATGTCGAAGACGGACGAAAACGACATGCGATAGTCCGCCGCGAGTTTTTGAGCGCGTTCCTTGATGCTTTGCTGCTCGGCTTCCGAAAGGCCGGCGTATTTGGCCTCTGCCATGACACGCCGGGACTCGGATGCCGCTGTGAGCGCTTCCCGACCGAGATTGCCTGCGAGATACGCGCCAGTGTAGCCACCGGCCATAATGTAGGCTGGGCGGATAGCACCTTTCAGGGCTTTGCCGAGACTGAGCGCCCGGCGCTCCGTGGAAAGCATCTGCGCCCGAACGGCCGCCAGGTTACCGATTGTCGCCGTTTTCCATGCTGAGATTTCTGACTTCCGAAGTGCAGCGGCGAGCCCCCTGCCGGCGATGTCCTTTTGAAGATTGTCCCAGGACCGCTTGACCTGGTCGAGCTCCTTGGCGCTGAGCGCCATCTTGTGAATCTGGCGCTCGAAGTTCTGTCCCCATGGGGCCGAGGAGAGGCTCTTGGCGGCGCGCTCGATCCCCTTGATTGCCCCCTCCACCTTCTTCGCCTTGTCGAGGCCCATCGCTTCCACAATGAGTTGCAGTCGTCCAGCCAGTGTGCGTGCCATGATTAAATCCTATAGCAAATCTCAATTTCCTTATCAGTTTCACTCGCAAAAATTAAGAGATGCATGTAAATTTGAGCGTGATTGACTTGGAGGATGGTGATGATCGTCAACCCGATCCTGCCGTATCGTCGGCGGCGACGGTTCATCGAACTGATCAAGGGCGCCGGGCTGATCTCGTCGCTGAAGATGTGCTTCGACCCAGGAGACCGGAACAGCTACTACGGCGGGCAGAACCTCAGGGACGTCAGTGACAGCCGATACACGATGACGCTGGGCGCGACCGGGGCGGTCGGCAGCGATGACCCCGTGTTCAACGGCGCACTAGGTAAGCAGTCGGCGAAGGAGTACTTCAGCAGCGCCGGCGCCGGCGGGTTTCAACTCGCGAGCGCCAACGACAGCTTCATCGACGGGCTTCATAAGCTCGGAGCGGCTTGGACGCTTGTTGAGATTGTCAACTTCACGAGTTCGTTCGGAGCATCGCTCTATACTAAAGCCGGAAACGTCATTGGTGGAACGGGGGCCGGCGTGGCTACTGCCCTCACTGGCTCACTGCCAAACGGCATGCTGTTGTCGGTTAGCATCGCCAACGGGTACGACCAGTACTATCGCACCGGCAGCCATGGGTTCGCGCCTGGATTCTACATGTTCGGGACGGGCGTGCAGATCAACGGGAATGCCGACCGCGATTACTGTTTCTATCGGTCCGGTGACTACGAGCCTTCGAAATCGACGGACAACTTCACGCTCGCGCCTGGCGCCGCTGCCTCGCCTCTCAAATATGGCCTTACCTCGAATGGATCGGCCTTCCTCGGCAGCGGCCGTCAGGTTCATGGCATGGCGCTGTTCAACAAGCTGCTGAGCAAGGCTGAACTGGACACGCTGCGCGCCTCCTGCAAACGGCGCTGGCCTGCCATCTGAAGGTCAACGATGCACGACTATCGAGAATACCATGATTCCCCTGCCGCACGGCTTGCCCGAAGGCAGCAGCACGGGGGCAAGTCGCCAGCGTGCAAAAGCTTCGGCCGTCTTCTCCCGGAAAGGCGTTCGAAGGAGTGGGCTGCGATGGTCGGATTCCTGACTGGCCAAGGGTACAGTTCGAAGGAGATCGCGCGAATTCTGCATGACGGGACGATCGCTGCAACCGTGCGCGGAATGTGGCGCCGGTGGGGGCTGTCTCTAATGCCACCAGAAGGTCAGAAGCGAACATTTGTCACGCCGATACAGCTTGGAAGACGCGAGCGGGAGAAGTTGGCCCTGCGAGCCCAGCGGCGGGGAATTACGTCTGAGGAGTACCTGAGACGAATTCTATCCTGCGCGATCAAAGATGATCTCTATAGCGCGATCGTAGGAAGCAATTTCGACAAGCCAAAACGCTGAAAAAGCCGGCCAAATCAGTGAATTAGGTTGATGAAAATTCGAAATTTTGCTTAACTGTCTGCGCAAAACGGCCCGGTCAAAGGCGGCAACCTCTGACCGGGCCTCACCACCACCGAACGGATGAGGTTCGACCATGGCTACCCCTACCTATACAGCAATTTTGTCTGCGCAAGATCCGTCGACCAACATCGATATCGGCCGCACAGCGGTCGGTGGCGCCATCGGCGCTCCGCTCGGCTACATGAACAGGCATGGGTTGATCACCGGCTGCACAGGATCCGGCAAAACCACTACCATGCAGACCATCATCCAAGGCCTGTCAGTCGCCGGCGTTCCGGTGTTCGCCGCCGACGTCAAAGGCGATCTGTCGGGCATCGCCACGGCCGCGCCTGTGGCGCTCTGGGATATCTTCGGCGCGCATGGCCTGCCGATCCGCACCAGCGTGCAGGAAATGGGCGCGCAGATGCTGTCCAGCATGCTCGGCCTCAACCAGACGCAGGCCGGCGCGATGGAAATCTGCTTCCGCAAGTCCGAGGACGATCGCGCCTATATGCTGACCCTCGACGATCTTCGCTGGTCGCTCAACGACATGCTGGAAGAACGGGAGGAGGTTTCCAAGCGGTACGGCAATGTAACTGCCGCGTCGATCTCGGCCATCCAGCGCAATATCCTCGCCCTCGAGTCACAGGGCGGCGACCGCCTGTTCGGCGAGCCGCCGTTCGACATAGCCGATTTCATGATAGTGGACAGCAATGGCAGGGGCACGATGAACCTGCTGCATGCCGACAAGCTCCTCGAGGCACCGAAGCTCTACGCCACCTTCCTGCTTTGGCTGCTGACCGAACTGTTCAGGCGATTGCCCGAGGCGGGCGACCTGCCCAAGCCGAAGCTGGTGTTCTTCTTCGACGAGGCTCACCTGCTGTTCCAGGGCGCGCCGAAGCCGCTGCTGCAACAGATCGAGCGGCTGGTGCGCCTGGTGCGCTCCAAGGGCGTTGGCGTGTTCTTCGTGACCCAGTCGCCGACCGACGTGCCGGCGACCGTACTGGAACAGCTCGGCACCAGGATCCTGCACGCGATGCGCGCCCACACAGCGGACTCGCTGAAGAAGATCCGCGCCGCGGCCGACACAATTCGCCCACGGCATGGCTTCAAGACGCGGGAGGAATTGCCGGCGCTGAAGATAGGCGAGGCGCTGGTCTCGGTGATCGGCCACGAGAATGTGCCGACCGAGGTCGAGAAGGTGCGCGTGACCATGCCGGCCGGCCAGCTTGGGCCGATTTCGGATATGGAGCGGCGCGCGGCGATCGAGGCGACACCTTTGCGCCAGAAGTATCACGCCGGCGAGACCGACGAGCAGGCGGCCTATGCCTTCAATCGCCGCATGCTCCAGGCGAGGGGCATTGATCCCGGTCCGGATACCGGCGCGCAGCCGTATCCGCCGAACCTCTATCGGAAGCACGTCCCGACCATCGACATCAGCGCGATGCCGGGTAAGACTGTCGTGCGCCGGCTCGTGGAGATAGGAGCGTGGGGGCTCGTCGCCTGGGCCGGGCTGGTGATGACGGGGGTGCTCTAGTAGCCCTCCTCGAGGGCGAGAGCGAGGCGACCGGCTTCGGTAATTATCCACCCATGGGGTGGGACCGCTGATCGATATGCGAGGCCGATATCTGCGAGTTCCTGCAAAGCATTGATATTCTTCCTCGCGACGGCTTCCCAAGGCCCTATGCATGTGCTGAGCGCAATCAGCGCTCGTCGCTGATGGAGCTTGAGTTTCGGCGTTTCCGTCAACGGCTCCGCCCGTTCAACAGTCGCCTTGTCTACCACGGCAAAACTCCTTGCTGGATGATCTCCCAGAAGCACATGTTATCTGGAATTAACGCGCTTTGTGATACATCTCGCCGCATGTCTTCGTTGCCTCAAATCAGCTCGCCCGGCGTGCCAAAGATCATCTGGACTGCGTCAGGCATCGCCCGCGCGATCGGCTGCTCTCCCTCCTTCGTTCGGGACACCCTGGCGGACATGCCCGGCACGCCCGTCAACCGACTGGGGCGCCGCTACTGGGCCTTCAGCGACGAACTGGTCGCTTTCTTCGAACAGATCGCCAAGCGAAACGTGCGGTAGCTCACTCCACGTGACTTAAACGCATAGGATTTCGATCCTATTGGCCGGCATATTCCGGCCGATGTTCTCACGGATCCGAAACCTGCTGCGCGGCGCGCTTCGCTCCTATGATGGAGCGGGCGGCGGCCGTCGGTGGCGCGGCCAGCCCGACATGGCGGCCGCCCTATCCGCTATGCACATCGCCCGGGCCCCGCTCGCCCGCAGGGCGCGTTACCTCGCTGCCAACAATGCGATTGCGGCCTCTGGGGTCGAAGCCTGGGTTTCTGCGCTGATCGGGACAGGGATCAAGCCGCAATCAGCTCACACCAACGAGGAGGTCAGGACCGATCTCAACCTCGATTTCGAAGAGTGGACGGACGCCGCCGACGCCGACGGTCTGACCGATTTCTACGGTCTGCAGGCGATGCTCGTCCGGCGCATGGTGATCGACGGGGAAGCCTTCGCGCTGTTGGTGACGGCTGACGTGCTTCGAATCCGGCTGATCGACCCTGACCAGGTCGACGCCAGCCTCAACAAGGAACTCGCCAGCGGCAGCAGGATCGTGCAGGGCATCGAATTCGACGCTGCCGGCCAAAGGATCGCCTATCACATCCTGCCCGAGCGTCCGGGCATGCCTTTCGCGCGCCTGCCCCTGACGCCCACTCGAGTACCGGCAGACGACGTCATTCACATGTTTCGGCCGGAAGTGCCCGGACAGGTCCGGGGTATCTCGTGGTTCGCACCGGTCATGCTCCGGATGACGGACCTCGATAGCTGGCGGGACTCGCAGCTCGTCCGCCAGAAGGTCGCGGCGATGCTCGCCGGCTTCATCACCACCACGGACGGCACGACGCAGCCTTTCGATGGCGAGCAGCAAGGCGCGCATCTGATCGGCGGACTCGAGCCGGGCACACTGAAATTCCTTGACCCGGGCCAGTCGGTCACCTTCTCCACGCCGGCCAGAATTGGCGCGGAGGTCATAGATTTCGCCAAGATCACAGAGCGAGAAATCGCGGTCGGGCTCGGCCTCCCAAAGTCGGTGCTGACAGGCGATCTTTCGGACGTGAACTATTCGTCCATCCGCGCGGGTATCGTGGAGTGGCGCCGCCGGGTGGAGGCCCTCCAACATAGCGTCATCGCATTTCAAGCTTTGCGGCCGATCTGGCGGCGTTGGGCAACGATCATGGTGTTGTCCGGTCGCGTTCTTACGACGGTCAAGGCCGCGCTCCCGGTGCGCTTCATCACGCCGAAACAGCAATGGGTCGACCCGTCGAAGGATGTGGAGGCTGAACTCGCCGCCATCGGCGGCGGCCTGATGAGCCGTCGTGAGGCGGTCACCTCGCGCGGCGTCGACATCGAGGCGCTCGACCAGGAGATCGCAACCGACAACGCCCGGGCGTCGAAACTTGGCCTTTCCTTTCACAACCCGCAGAAAAAGGAGGTCGCCAATGCTGACCCGCAACCGACCGCGTGACCCTAACATCACGCGCGCGCTGCCCGTGGCGGCCTCGACATGGAACGCCGAGGCGTGGACCTTTGAAGTCGTCCTGTCCGCGGGCTCGGCGGTGGAGCGGCGAGACCGGCGCGGCACGTTCGATGAGGTGTTGGACGTGCGCGGCGCTGTTATCCCGGAGCGAATCCCGCTCCTCGACAGCCACAATCGTTTCGAACTCGACGGCAAGCTCGGCGAGGTCACGAATATCCGGCTCGACGGTGAACGTCTGGTCGGTACGGCCCGTCTGTCGCGTCATTCGCCGATGGCCCAGCGCATCGCGGCCGAAATAGGCGACGGCGATCGCTTCGGGGTGTCGATCGGCTACGCCGTTCCGCCAGGAAAATGGGCCGAACGCACCAACCCAACCACGAAACGCCGGGAGAAGGTTGCGACCGCCTTCGACCTCCTGGAGGCGTCCCTGGTCGCTATTCCCGCCGACCCGGCGGCAACAACCCGGAGCAATCCAATGGACGAAGACGATATCGAAAATCCGCCCGTGCAGACGCGAGCGCAGATCAACGCCGAAATCCGATCAATCGCCAAGACGACGGGGCTCGACGACGCCTGGGCAAATTCGCAGATCGATGCGGACGCGACCTTGGATGTTGTGCGCGCGGCCGCTCTTGCCGAGATGCGGAAGCGCAGCCAAGCAACCGGCCCGCTTCGCTCGACGGCGAGAGTGGGCGAGGATCACAACGACCCGTTGGCGATCCGTGATGCCATGGCCGATGCGCTGGCTCATCGTATTGCACCGGCCGTGTGCAATCTGGAAGGGCGTGCAGCCGAGTATCGGAGCGCTCGCATTCTCGACATGGTTGGCGAGCTGGCGGTGGCCTCGGGTGATCGCATCAATCTCCGCGATCAGGATGCGCTCCTCCAGCGCGCCGTCGGCGCTCACTCGACGAGCGACTTTCCGCTGCTGCTTTCCGCCGCCGCGAACAAGGCCTTGCTTGCCCAATACCAGGTCGCGGCGCCGACCTATCGCAAGTGGGCGGCGCGCAAACCCTTCGTTGATTTCAAGGATCACCAGTTTCTCCGCGTCGGCGACTTCCCGGCCTTCAAGGAGATCGGGGAATCGGGCGAGGTGAGATACGGAAGCGTCGGCGAAAACGCCGAGAAGGTGCGGGCGAAGGAGTACGGCACTGGCATCGCGATCGGCCGAAGGGCGTTGATCAACGATGACCTGTCCGCCCTGTCGGATTTCTCGTCCATGATCGCCACGCGCGCCGCTGTCGATGAAAACCGGCTAGCCTACGGTGCCCTGACCGCCAACGGCAACCTGTCCGACGGCAAGGCGCTGTTCCACACCGACCACGCGAACAAATCGGCCGCCGGGACCGTGCTGGACGGGGCGAACGTCGCAATCGCGGTCGCAGCGCTCAGGGGGCAGAAGTCGCTCGACGGCATGGCGCTGAACCTGCAACCGGCCTTCCTGGTTGTCGGGCCACAGCAGGAAGTCGCAGCCCGCCAATTGCTCGCTGCGATCACGGCGACCAAGGCGAGTGACGTCAATGTGTGGTCGGGCTTCGCCGAGCCCGTCATCGACGCGGAGATCACGGACAAGCGCTGGTACATCTTTGCCGGTCCTGGCAGCGCCCCCGTCGTGATCTACGGCTATGTCGCCGGTGCAGAAGGCCCACAGGTCCGCACCGAGCGCGATTTCGATACCCAGGCGATCAAGGTCGCCGCCGGGCTCGACTTCGCGACGGGCGCCGTCGATTTCCGGGGCGCTTTCCTCAACGCCGGGGCCTGATCGACATGACGCACGCCGAGCTGATCGAGCGGCGCGAGAAACTGCTGAACGCCCTGTCCGGGGGCGTTCGCCGGGTCGAGTTCCGTGACCGTGCGATGGAGTACCAGAGCTCCAAAGCAATCGCAGACGCGATCGCCGCCATCGACCGCGAAATCGCTGCTCAGATCGGCCGGCGTCCGTCCACTTTCCTCCCCACATTCTCGAAAGGACTTTGAGACCATGAAGAACTTTATCCAGCCCGGCCGGGTGATCCCCGTCATCGCGCCATATGACGTCCTAAGCGGAGCCGGCGCCCAGGTGGGCACACTGTTCGGCATCGCATGCCACGACGCTCTCGCGGGTGCGCCGCTCGAACTGGCGACCGAGGGCGTATTCGAGCATCCAAAGACCAGCGCGCAGGCATGGACGCAAGGCGCTGCGATCTATTGGGACGACACCAACAAGGTGTTCACGACCGCAGTCAGCACCAACCTGCGGGTCGGCAGTGCGACCGAGGCCGCCGGCAACCCGTCCGGTGTGGGCAAGGTCCGTCTTTCGGTCTGATGTCCCATGCAGTTCGATAAACCCCGGGCTTGCTGCAGCGAGCCGGACGCCTTCCGGCCCGACGAGCACACGGGCCGCATGGTGTCCACAGAGAAGGTCGCTGGCGGCTGCTGTTTCGCCCGGCCATTGCGCGTGCGCCGACGGCTCCCATCCGTCCTGTGCCCTCGCACGGGCCTCTGCCGGCCCCTCTGGCGGGCGTCCCGTTGCTCCGGACGGGTCCTTCCTGAGACCGATCGCACGCGACGCGTAGCATCGCGCTGTATCGCGCAATTCAATTTTGCGCATAGCGATTTCGTTCGCATGGGGGCTCGATCTTGATCCTCTCCGCGCAGGACCTGGCGACTCTGCTGGGCGTGTCCGTTCGACAGGTTCAGCTCTTGGTGAAGGAGGGCGTGATCGTCCGTGTCGAAGCCGGCAAATTCGACGCGGCCAAATCGGTGCAGAACCGCATTGCGCAAGCATCGCAAAAAGTTTCCGGCCAGGTCGCGAAGGCAAGCCTCGACAAGGAGAAAACACGCCTTGCGAAAGAGCAGGCCGACGCGCAGCGCCTGAAGAACATGGCGCTTCGCGGTGAGATGGTGCCGCGCGCCGAGGTGGAGCGCGAATGGACCGACGTCATGCGGACCGTGCGTACGGCAGTTATTGCCTGCACCAGCCGGATACGAAATCGCCTGCCGCACCTCACCGCGCATGATGGGCAGGTCATCGACCGCGAACTGAGGGAAGCGCTCACCGCGCTTGCAGACGATGCAGCAGCTCAGAGCGACAGCTCTTCGAGCGCTTAGACCCCCTCAACGGCAGCCCCTTTCAACCTGGCTCGAGGAGCGTTTGCGGCTTCCGGAGGATGTGGCCGCCGTGCCGGGACCGATCCGGCTGTATCCGTTTCAGCGCGGAATTGCGGACGCCATCAGCGATCCGACGACTTCCCGTGTGTCCGTGCTGAAATCGGCACGCGTAGGATATACGACCCTGATCATCGGAGCGGTGGCGAACTTCGTCGTGAACGACCCTGCGCCCATCCTGGTCGTGGTTCCGACTGAAGACGATTGCCGCCGGTTGGTCGTCAACGACTTGGAGCCAATTTTCGAGGCCTCGCCGTCGCTACGCGGTTCGCTATCCGGCGATCAGATGGAGAATAGCCGCAACACGATGTTGTCGCGGCGCTTCCCGGGCGGGAGCCTTCGGGCGGTCGCGGCGAAAGCGCCGCGCAATTTGCGCGCGCACAATGCTCGCATCCTAATCATAGACGAGGCGGACGCCATGCAAGCCGGCGCCGAGGGCTCGCCGATCGTTCTCGCCGAACGGCGCACCATGTCGTTTCCAGATAGAAAGATCATCATCGGATCAACGCCGGTCTTCGAAGAAACCAGCCACGTCATGCGGGCCTTCCGAGCCTCTGATCAGCGTGTCTATGAAGTGCCTTGCCCGGAGTGCGGCGACTTCCATGAGATCCGATGGAAAGACATCCGGTGGCCCGAAGGCGAGCCCCGTAAAGCTGCCTGGTGCTGCCCGTCGTGCGGGTCCGTCATCGAGGAACGCTACAAGATCGCAATGGTCGACGCGGGCCGCTGGCGCGCAACCGCGCCGGATGTGGTCGGCCACGCCGGGTTCAGGCTAAACGCGCTGATATCCCCATTGGCAAATGCTGCATGGGGTGAACTGGCGATGGAGTATCTGCGCGCCAAGGATAGCCCTGAGGAACTGCAGGTTTTCACTAACACCATTCTTGGTGAAGCCTGGTCGGACGCCGGCGAGGAGATCAGCGACCAGGACCTCTACGCGAAGAGCGAAGACTTCTCGCTCGAGGGCCTCCCTCAGGAGGTGCTTTGCATCACCGCCGGCGTCGACGTGCAGCGTGACCGCCTCGAGGTTGCGCTCTATGGCTGGGGCAGGAATGGCACCGCGTACGCGCTGGGGCATCGGGTCATTTGGGGGCTCCCGGCCGCCGACGAGACATGGCGGGATCTGGACGAATTGCTCGCCGACCGCTTCACGCATCCCTTAGGCGGAAAGATCGGCGTGGAGGCGGCAGCGATCGACTCTGGTGACGGCGAGACGATGGAGAACGTCTACGCCTACGCTTTTCCGCGCGCTCGGCGGAAGGTGCTCGCCATCAAGGGCGCGCCGGGTACGCGCCCATGGATCGAGCGCAGCCGACAGAAGATCAAGGGTGGTGCGCTGTGGATCGTCGGCGTCGATGGCATCAAAGCGCACCTCGTGTCCAGGCTCGGCAGCCCGGGCCAAATCCGGTTCGCCCGGGATCTTGGTCAGGCCTGGTTCGAACAACTGACGTCCGAGCGGATCGTTGTGAGGTTCAGCCGCGGCCAACCACAGCGCCGGTTCGAGCGCATTCCCGGGAGGCAGGCCGAAGCGCTGGATTGCACGGTCTACGCCTTCGCCGCAAAGCAGCTCGTGCAGGTTAACTGGGACAGGCGAGCCGAAGAACTCGCCCGGCCGGAGCTCACCACAGCCGCGGCTACGGCGCCGCGTCCAAAGGTCATTAGATCGTCATGGATGGAATCGTGAGGTTGCAGTCCATTTGGTCGCCGTCGCTTACATCGTGCTTACACGAACATGCGCGATCCGAATTCGGATCGGCAAACAGGCGAAAAATATAGGCTTTTCAGGTAGTTGATGGCGCGAGTGACGGGGCTCGAACCCGCGACCTCCGGCGTGACAGGCCGGCACTCTAACCGACTGAGCTACACCCGCGCACTGACGAGCACGTGTCAGCCGTGTTCGTCGTTGGGGCGGTGGATAAGGGGTTCGGATGCGGGTGTCAAGCGTGCCGAAGCACCTTATCAGCAAACAGCGGAAGGTTTTTTGACAACGGCCGCGAAGCTGTCGAAAACCGCGCGCGAGCCAGCGCACGCGATGCTCATTTGGCCTTGCGAAGCCTGCCGTGACCGCTTAAAGGTCCGGCCCGGAGCGGGCGATTAGCTCAGTTGGTAGAGCGCCTCGTTTACACCGAGGATGTCGGCGGTTCGAGTCCGTCATCGCCCACCACTATCCCAGCTTTTGCAGTCTTCCCTTGCCGTTTCGGGGGAAGCGCCCCGACTCGCCGGGGCGCTGGATCCTCAAGGGCAGTCGAGATCTACCCGCGCTAGGGATGCACGGACCATTCCCGAGCCAGCCTCGATGCTGCGTGGCTATAGGCGTCCTCCGCGAGGATGCCCTTGCCGCGGACAAACCGCTGGAATGCCTCGCGGGCATCCTTGCCGTCCCGCTCGCCCCGAATCGCCTTCCGGCAGACCTCTATGGCGCCGGCCCGATCCAGGTCAGGGATGCCGTTCCACTCGATGAGGATGTTGTAGGCGTCGAGGACGTTTTCGATCTCCTGGGGGAAGCCGAGCCCGATGAAGACGGGGACGGGGCGATCGAATTTTGCATGGTTCATTTGAGACTCCTCTCGAATCCGCCCTATCCAACTCAAGAAATGGGCGAGACCGGGATTGGTTTGGTCACGAATGAACACCGCTGCGCGCGTTTCGTGAGAGAGCGGGCTGGCAAACGCCCGAAACTCGCCGCTATTGCGGGTCGAGCTCGAAGATGGTGACGCCGCTTCCGCGCTCCCGCTCGCGAAAGCCCAGCACGCGAAACCATTTCGCCACTTCCGCCCGATCGGACCAACTGTAGGAATCGATGGGCAGGTTTCCGCACAGCGCCTGGATGCGGCGAATGTGCTTCTTGCAGAACCTGACCGTCGAACGGGAAAAGAAGCTCTCATGGGCCGCGAAGGCGGTTTGCGCCGCATGGCCGATTTCGCGCCACGCGATGATGGCGACGGGTTCTCCCTCCATCAGAAGGGTGTGAGCCCGCTGCTCCCTCAGGCTCATCAGGAACTCGTCCTTCGCGTCCTCGATGTTCAATCCGGCGACCGAGTATTGATCGGCCAGCCGGAGAGACAGGCTGCGAAAAATGGTGACGAGGTCGTCCGGGGTGGCTGTCCGATAATCCAT